ATGCTACAACCGCAGGTTCGTTTACGTTCATTATTGAATATACGCAAATAGCGTAAGGAGTAAATTATGGCTGATGCAGTAACTTCACAAACCATAGCTGATGGCGATCGAATCGCTATTTTAAAATTCACCAATGCCAGTGATGGCACTGGTGAGGCAGCAGTGAAAAAGGTTGATGTATCTGCTTTAGCTACTAATAGCCAAGGTGCAACTTGCACTAGTGTTAAAGTAGCTAAAATTTGGTGGTCTTGTCGAGGCATGGGAGTAAACATCGAATTTGATGCTTCTACTAATGTTTTGATAACTGGCTTACCAGCAGATAGCACAGGCGATGAGTATTATGATGATGTCTTTAGTGGCATTCCAAATAATGCTGGATCTGGTAAAACGGGTGATATAGATTTTACTACTGTTGGTCACAGCAGTGGGAATACTTATTCAATAATTTTAGAGCTAATTAAGGCTTACACATAAGAGGTAAATTGTGTTTAAAAAAACTAAAGGTTACGCCAAAGGTGGTATGGCTAAGAAAACAAAAGGTTATGCCAAAGGTGGCGCGGCTAAGAAAACTAAGGGCTATGCTAAGGGCGGTATGACTAAAGGTACTAAAGGGTACGCCAAAGGTGGTGTAGCTAAAAAAACTGGAGGCAAATTAGGAGCGTATGCTAGAACTGTATTAAATTCTAAAACCATAAAAAGAAATAAAAAAGCAGCAAAAAATATAAAATAATTAGTGCCAAATTTAATTAGTAACATCCCATATTTTAGGTGTTGGGTAAGGAGAGAGTTCACATGTAATCATACTGATTATCATGGTGAGTTTATTCATGCCTACGCTATTGCTGTTAACACCATTCCAGATCGATCCTTGTCTTTCCAAGTAGTGTTTACTGGCTGTGAAATTGATGACGAAGATTGGCAAGAAGGCAACATACACGGTGGAGCTATGTGGGCGCGTATGCCTATTCAAGCTTTGGTTGCTGACATTCCAGTAGAACAATGGCCAGAGCCTATGGAAGATCATATCGCTCAACCTTGGGATTGTGAATCAAGAGATCATTCAGTAATTATTATGGATCGAGTCAGCTCTAGTCCTTGGGTTTGTAAAATAGATGGCGAGTTTTATACGGGTAAATATTTATTTACAGTTGATTATACAAACAACGAAATAGCAGATGATCCTGCTCAACATAAACAATCACATGTGTTATATTTAACTGATGCTGGCAAGTGGACAGGTAACTTTGTCGCTTTACCTAACAATAGAGTTAGAGCAACAAGTCCAGCCTTATGGCGAACTGGAGAAGGTGCTCCAGATTTTATGCCGTCACAATGGATTCACTCAGCAGAAGGACATGAAAGTTATTTAGATCCAAAAACAACTTTCAATAATTTATATGACGAGGATGATTAAATGGCAACTTCAGGCAGTACTAATTTTGAACCAAACGTTACAGAGTTTATCGAAGAAGCTTTTGAACGTTGTGGTGTGGAATTAAGAACTGGGTATGATTTAAAAACAGCTAGAAGATCTATTAATTTAATGTTGGCTGAATGGGCTAACCGTGGTTTGAATCAGTGGACTATAGAACAAACCACACAAACCGTTACCGAAGGTACAACTGATTACACTTTAAACGCTAACATTATTGATGTTTTAGACGTGGTGGTTAGAAGAACAACAAATCAAGTGCAAACTGATATTAGTATGGATAGAGTTGGTCGTAGTGAATACACCAATATTCCAAACAAAACTACTAAAGCTAGACCAACACAATTCTTTTTAGATAAATTAAATACTCCAGTTTTAAAAATATGGCCAGCACCAGAGAACTCTACGGATGTTTTGGTGTTTAATAAAATAGTTAGAATGGATGATGCTGATTCAGCAGTAGATACCATGGACATGCCTTTTCGTTTTTACCCCTGCTTTGTTGCAGGCTTAGCTTATTACTTATCAATGAAACGAGCCCCAGAAAGAACTTTACCATTAAAAGAAATATACGAAGAAGAATTTAGAAGAGCAGCTGATCAAGACGAAGATCGAGCTTCATTAAGAATAGTACCTTACACCCAGGGGTACTAATGTCTAAAACAGCAGGTAAATATGCTTATGGAATATGTGACATAAGTGGGTTTCGTTACAAACTAAAAGACATGAAAAAAACTTGGGATGGCTTATTGGTTGGACCAGATCAATGGAGTCCTAAACATCCACAGTTAGATTCACACACACATGTTGCTGATCCCGAAGCATTATTAGATCCTAGACCAAATACTGACTTTGAAGTGAACGAAGGCAAAGTGACAACAAACAAAGATCCCATAGGATCTGTAATTACAGGAAATAAATTAACAGCCTCTATTGGGGATGTTACAATTACAACATGACTTACGCAGAGCTAACGACATTAATTCAAAATTTTTGTGAGAGTACTGAAACAACTTTTACTAGTACTATTCCTGACTTCATTAAAAATGCTGAAGATAGAATATTTGAATTGGTACAATCAGATTACTTTAGAAAAAATGTACAAGGTAATTTAGTTGCTGGTAATAGATTTTTAACTTGCCCAAATGATTTCATTAGTAGTTTTTCTCTAGCAGTTATCGATAGTAATAATGACTATGAATTTTTATTAAAAAAACATCCAAGCTTTATGCAAGAATACAATGTTGATATTTCTGATGTTAGCTTAAGATCTAAGCCTTTATACTACGCAGACTTTGATAAAGAATTATCTTCAGGATCTGATAATGGTTCAACCATTACAATTGCTCCAGTACCAGATGCAAACTATAACGTAGAGTTACATTATTTATATAAACCAACTAGTTTAGTTACTGATACTACTGGCACTTGGTTATCTACCAATGCTAGAAACACTTTACTATATGGGGCTTTAGTAGAGGCTTACACTTTTTTAAAAGGTGAGCCAGATTTAATGGCTTTATATGACAACAGGTTTCAACAAGAAATTTCTAGATTAAAAAATAGAGCTGAAGCAAGAGGAAGAAGAGACGAATATCGTTACGATTCTTTAAGATCACAAGTAACTTAATGAAAAAAATAAAAGATTTAGAGGGTAAGAAAATTGCCATCGTTGGCTTAGGAAAAAGTTGGTTTGAGTTTGCATTAGCTAGAACTAATGGCACTAAGTTTGATGAGGTTTGGGTAATCAATTCTGTTGGTAATGTTATTTATCATGATCGTGTCTTTATGATGGATCCAGCTTCTAGATTCTTTGATACTGACGATGCAGGGTTTCAAACAGAAGGCGCTCAAGAAATGTTAAAGAAACATCAAGGCCCTATTTATACCTGTGAATTAGATGCAAGATGTCCAGGCTTAGTTGAATACCCAATCAAAGAAGTACTCGAAGACACTAACTGTCACTACTTAAACAATACAGTGGCTTATGCTATTGCTTTTGCTTTTTGGAATAAAGTTGGTGCTATACATTTGTTTGGCATAGATTTTGGTTACAAAGGTAATTTATATTTTGCTGAAGCAGGCAGAGCTTGTTGTGAATATTGGTTAGCACTTTGTATGAAAGAAGGTATTGAAGTTGGCGTTGCTGCAACTTCTTATCTGTTAGATACAGCTATACCAGATGATGAAAAACTTTATGGCTATCATCGTTTAGCAGATCCTTTAATACCAGTCTACGACGAACAACAAAAAAAACTTTCAGTTAAAAAAGTAAGTGATTTTGAAAATAAAATTTACACACCAGAACCTACTTTAGTTGGTAGAAACGAAGACGAAAAATTAAATATAAATGATTTAATAAATGATAAAAAAAACGAACCTAAAAAATGGTAATAAAAATAACTCCAGATGGGATGCCAGCACTAGGAGTTGTTGAGGTAGCAACAACAAACTTTGGTGGGCATCCTCCAGATTACTGGGCAGACAGGTTAACTGAAAAAATAGTAGGTTATTCAGAAACCAAAGAGCCACATATTAGTGAGCAAGCAAAAGCTTATCAAGACGCAATTAGAGAAGTTTGTTTAATTTACATTAAAAATGCTATAAAATCTTATAAAGCTAGTTTGATTCAAGAATTGATTGAAGCTGGCGATGAAAACTTAGCACAAATTATTAAAAGGATATAACATGGCAATTACATCAACATTAACTACTAGCTTCAAAAAAGAACTGCTTACGGCTACTCATAATTTTGCCACTAACGGCAATGCTTTTAAGTTAGCTCTATACACAAGTTCAGCTACATTGGGCGCTGCGACAACAGCATTTACAACAACTGGACAAGCAAGTGGTACTAACTATAGCTCAGGCGGATCTGCTTTAACAAAAGTTGCACCTACAAGTGCTGGAACTACAGGGTTTACAGACTTTGCAGATCTAACTTTTGGTACAGCAACTATTACCGCTAGAGGTTGTATGATTTATAACGACACTAATGGCGATAAAGCAGTAGCTACCATTGACTTTGGTGGCGATAAAACTTCAACCGCTGGCGACTTTACAATAGTTTTCCCTGCTGCTGCTGCTTCTACCGCTATTATTAGAATAGCGTAAGGAGAAAGCATTGTGGCTCTCGTTCTTAACGATAGAGTAAAAGAAAGCACTACTACTACTGGAACTGGTACTGTCAATCTTGGTGGCGCGGCATCAGGTTTTGATACTTTTGTTGCTGGGATCGGTAACAGTAATGTTACTTATTACTGTATAGCTGGACAGACTACTGCTGAGTTTGAAGTAGGTATTGGTACTGTTACAGATGCCTCACCTGATACTCTTTCACGTACTACAATTTTATCTAGCTCTAACAGTGATAATGCTGTTGATTTTAGCGCTGGCATTAAAGATGTATTCTGTACTCTACCTGCAAGTAAAGCAGTCTTTGAAGATGCAAGTAGTAATGTTGTTTTACCTGGAACTATAACTGCTAATGCAGGTGTTGTTGTAGACGAACTTACTATTGATGCTGACACCATTACAGCTACAGATGACTTTATAATAGATGCAGTAGGT